AACTATAAACCACATTAGCAGGGTCGACGTAACTAATCTGAACTCCCGAACCTTGTAGGAATTCATGCTTAGATATACCAATACCAATAACAGTGAGGTCATAGTCAAATCTTTTTCTTAAATCAACATAGTGATTCTCAGCGAATAGAGTGTTTATAGCTTGCTCTTCAGCAATCTCTATAGCCGGCTTGTAGTTGAGGTTCATGTACAAGGAAAGTTCCTCGTCATTTTCAGGTAAGTCCTCAGGGTTCATAGTGAACGGGTCTAAGCCTGACTCATCTTTAATGGTGGTAAGAACAGTCTTGGCAGCCATCTGACCTTCAATCATGTCCTGAAACGTGCTTCTTTTATCCTGAGACATAGCGTCTTCAGCGTAAGCGTTAACCTTAAATAGTCTGTCAGACATACCGTTTACAACGATGTCTACAAACTTAGGTAAGATAGGTACAGGAGTCCAATCAAGGTTAAGGTAAGATAAGTCACCATCAACGGCTAACTCGTTCTTATATTTAGCTACAGATTGCTCACCTCTAGCGTATAACCTTAATCTATGAAATTCTTTTTGTTGGTCGTAGTATCTACAAGCGCCACCGTCTTTCTTAAACCATTCGTATTGAATGGATTGACCTATCTGAAGTCCAAATTCTTCTGTTGCTTTTTCAGCATCAGAAACAAATTGACTAGGAAATCCTGACGCTTTTATATTAATCTCTACTTCTTTCATTTATCTCAATAATTCACTGTTCGAACCTTCATTACTGTACCTAGCAAAGGTAATACTTATTTTTGATTGTTTTTGTTCCGGAAGGTAGCTGTGCTTTTGATTTGCCATTATAGCTAAGCCTGAACTAATAGATGCATCAAACTTAGTTCTATTGTTAATATCAAACCTAGCCCAATCTTCTAGAGTCTTAGGAAAAGGCATAGACCCCATCTCATCGGAATCTCTGTACACACCACTCATATCTAGCCCTACGTGCTTTTCTATGTATGACTCAATAGCTGATGCGTGAGACTGCTTTACATCTTCTGAGGAGTTAGGGATTCCACCCAACTCTTTCTCGGTCTTAGATAGTTTATTAAATAACTTATCAGGACGGTTCATTGAATACCCTCTATATCCTCTATTCTTAAAATGATAAAGTAGCCTAGGTTTGTTGTTCTCACAAAGAATAGGCATTCCATAAAAGATGCACGCCATTAAAACCTCCTCAAAGAATATCTCTGCTGTTTGAGGTCTAGCTATATACTCTAAGAAAAACTCGTTACTAGGAGCTTCATCCATATTAAACTTAGTCTGACCGTGTAGAGAACCGTTAGACCCTTTACCTCCAACCGTTCCTGAGATGTCGTATGAATCACAGCCAAATGAACCTATATGCTCATTACCGGGATACTTCTGACCTCGCTTCATTATAAAGCTATTCTGAAGACTTTTATTGGGAATCCATCCTACTAAGAACCTACCCCTGCTATCAGGGCTAAAAACCACCTCAGTATCCTTCTTACCATCCTTCCAATGGAATGACCCTTTGGTTGTGTGGTGAGCAAGACTTATCGAGTCATTGTAATCTATCTGTTGGTATATCTTAGTCAGGTTGAATAGTGATGATTTACTCTCATCTCTAAACGCATGTGACTCTGTTCTAGGGAATTGTCTATAGAATTCATTTAATGCGTCAGCGTCACTCTTTAAAGATTCAACCTCAGCGTTCCAATAGTCTACAGCGCCATTAGAAATCATCTCACTATCCACTCCCAATATAGGAGTAGTAGGCTTGGTTAATACAGGCATTCCGTATCTATCAATAAACCCTTCCATGTTCCACTCCATAGGAATGAATAAAGAATACATACCACTCTTGGTTTGCCCATTGGCGTTCCTTGACCTAACGTCAGAGTCCTCGTAAAGCTTCTTGAAGTTGCTACCCCCTTTAGATAGTGCGTTTGAGGTTGACCCCATCATGCACTTTCCTATAATCTTACTACCCAATCTTAGACACGTTTTAGTTACGCGCCAATTGTTTAGGATATTGTTAGGCTTAATCCACTTCCCACTCTCATCATGTACAAGAAGGATTAGCTTCTCACCATCATAGGAGTTGTCGTCAGTGTTCTTCCAATCTATCGTAGTATCAAGTCCTTGCATTTCATCATCAGAGATTTCATGCATGTTCTTTTTTGTGATTTTCGACGCAGGAACTCTAAAGGCTAATTCAGTCTTAGGTTTATCCATACCATCTTGTATAGGTTTGAAGAAGAAAGGTAACCTGTTCGCTATAGGAACAACCTTATCCGTAAACATCTTCTTAGCATCAGAACCGGTCTTAGATAAAATACCTACCCTAGAATCTTTTGCTAACGTACCTACATTGACCGACTCAGAAGACCCCATGAAGGAAAATCCTGAACGTCTAATCTTAAGGTATGTCATACCAAATGAACGCTTATCAGCCTTACATGCTTCCCAAAATAAGAAGAAAACTCTGTTAGCTTCTCTGTAGTCAGGGTATCCAATATCTATACTTGTCCATTGAAGGTACATATAATGAGAACCTGTGACAAAAGTAGGCTCACCTTCATTCATAAACCAATAACCTTCGTCTCTTCTATCAAACTCTCCCTCTATGTAGTCTACCCACCTATCCTTAAACACAGAAGGCATGTCATTCCATTGAAAGATAGAATTAATTTTCTGCAACTCTTTAGGAAGACCTTCTCTCTCCCAATACTGAAGAGATTTAGTTTTATGTCTTTGTGGCGTGATTTTTGGTACGGGAGGTAGCCCTATTTTCAGTCCTGATATTTCAATTATCTGACCTACTTGACCTGTCTTTGATATATTAACGAAGTCATATTGCTCGTTATACCCGTATAACCAAGAACGCCCACTGTTCTTTTTAGAAAGCGGGGACTTTGGGATGTAGTCTTCGACTACTCTGCTTAAATTACTTTGACCTTCGTTCAGCAAATCCTTGTTTTGTATCAGTTCTATTAGGACCTTGTGCCTCTAACTTTAAAGTATCCTGCTCATCGTCAATACGTTTAAGTATCTCAAACGCGTCGAATATAGAAAGCTTCTTAGAGGCTGCAGCATTCTTAAGCTTGTCAGCAGCTAAGGCATCCTCAGGGTCAACCTTCACTATATCTTCTTTGGCTACCTTAATGAGCTGTTTTACAGCCTTGTAGCCTGCTTCTATTATCTCCTTCCTTAACTCTGTAGAGTCCATCATAGCTTCTTTAAAAAGATTACTTGAACCAATCTTGGCTCGTACTCCTCGCTAAAATTATCTACGAGGTTTCTAGAGTGCTTTTCTATCGAATCAAAGTAACACATACGATTGAAACGATAATCAATAATGGTATCACCTTCCTTGGTGTAAATTGTAGTTCCTGCTCCATCAGGAAACGAATCGTTAAGGTAAAGTAAAACAGTTACGTCCCCCATCATTTCATCTGTATGGATGAAGTTAGGTTCGTGTTGTTTGTGTGGAGATATTCTAACGAAGTTGTATGAGACTGAATAACCTTTGAATTTTGTTAGGACGTGCCTCTCAAACTCGTCATCATCTCGTGGCTGAATACCTTTAAATTCTGACACTCCATCAGATATATTTAAAAACTCCTCCGATAAAATACTCTTAACGTACTCTGTAGGATTTGATAGAACATCATCTATCAATCCTATCATTATACTTCCATAGTTATCTGATGGTCAAAGACTCTGTAAAGAGTTTCGCCATCTATTATAAATTCATACTCACTTTCAGGAGAGAAGCCAACCCTGTCACCCGGTTTTACGTCTTGAGACTTGAGGTAATCATTGGGGTATACCATCTCTCCCATGAGTGGTTCGTGCTTACACGATTTATCTATAAAACTATCTAGAACTTCAATTGGTCTAACGAAACAGTACCTGTCATGGCTATACCACTGACCGTCTTGCTTGTATAGGTAAAATTGCTCGTCATCTACAAAGAATAAGTCATCCTTAAAGAAGCTTTTACCGCTCTTTCGGTTACCTTTAATATCGTTATAGAACTTAAATACGTTATGGTGTACGATTAGGGTATCCCCAATCTTAATCTTTCCGATATAGCCTAAAGGTGTTTCAATAACAGTAGCGTGTCTATTGGAAAACTTAGATTCCTCCTCAGAGGTGTTAACTATAAACTCCATCCCACCAATTGTCTTGGTGTTGTTATACCTCTTACCCTTTATAGGTTTAACTATAAAATTATATGGCGATTTCATTACGACCCACAGGCTTCGCAGTCCTCATCATCTATACTACAAGCTACGGGTTGTTCTTTCTCTTCTAAATCATTAATCCAATTATCTAAATCAGTAGATTTTGGAGTGGTATCGGTGTTCTTGTTGTTCATCCTAGAAGTTTATGTTGTACTCAATTGATATTGGAATGTAAGGGTTAAATTCCTTCCACAAAACTATAACATCACTCTTTATAATCCAAACTTTTAGGGATAAAGTTTCCTTATCTCTTTGTATTAGATGTATTTTGTGTGAAGAACCAAGTATGTCCTGCCCCACGATGTAGTGCATAGCCCCTGACTTATAGTCAGGTCCGACTGAAATCTTTCTAATATCCATTATTGATGGGATTTATAGAGATTAATTTATTTTATGTATAGAGATTGAAGAAGCAGGCGAATCACTTCCGGATAAAGGACCTGAGCCGCTAGCTCTAACGCTAGACAAACCACCCGCATTAATTCCGCTTGAATCTCTTAAGATGAAGAACTCCAAATAATCTCCCGCCACAGCTTCAAACAAAAATGTCTGAGAGTGATTCATTATATTCTTCTCCGTGCCATTTAAAGGAATACTATAACCTGAAGGAAGTTCAAGCATAACACCATTCTTATACGTGACAAGGAATAGAACTGAACGGTCAGTAATCCGACCTAAGTCACCAAACATAGCTGCATTATACTCTACATTATACCACGAATCAGTATTGAATACAACACGTCCACTACCCGACAACGATACGTCTAAATTAGCCTGAGCTACACCAAAATTGATTCCCGTTAAGGTATCTAAAGCCGTTGGCTCTATAGTTGAATCAGTGCTTGAAGCATCTAAAGATAACGAAAGCGTTGTCTTCTGAATCAAATCCGATATAGACCCAACCGTGAAGTTTTTTGTTGATAGATTGTCATTAGCATCCGTTCCAATTAACTTGTCATATAATGAAGGGGCTACCGTTGTGTACGAGCTTATCTTTGGCATAACTTATTTTGTTTCAGGTGGCTTTATCTCTCCTGTCTCAATGTTGATTACAGAATCCTTGCCGTATTTGTTTATTAGTAACTCTTCTTGCTTTGATGACTCCTCTCTTAAGGATGTCATTTTACTAATAAGCGCTTGCTGTTGAAGAACTGTTTCTCCTAACTGCATCTTGCACTTATTAAATTCTTTCACTGACCCTTGAAGGGTTTCTAACTCTTGAGTAGTTAAATTTTGCATTTGATTAGATTTTGTTTCCACAAAGATAGGGATTATTTCTTTCTAATCTTCTCTATAGACCTTCCGGCGAAATACGCTCCATACACAGTTATAAGAAGGGTTTGATATATAGGCTTATAAGCGTCATCCATAATGAAGCTACCTACATTGCCATCCAAGAACGATAACACAACTAGTATAAAGGTTAAGAAAATAAGAGTAAAGGGTCTAACGTTTTTGGATAACCAATTGTCAGACTTCATGTCTGCCTCCCAACGTTTAGTGACTTCTTCTTGAGCCTTCACTTCGGCGTTAATAAGGATTTCTTTTATAGCCTTTTTCGCTTCTAACCTTTCCTCGTCAGATGTTGTCAGGTTGTCTAGGATACTTCCTACACTACCTAAAATGTTCCCACCTAGTATGTCTAAAAACTTACTCATTACACGTCTGCGTATCTATATTTGGTATCATTGTCTTCGTCTTTATAAGCTTCAAGGACTTGCTTTCTGTTAATCCTTTTAGCTAGAGAGATATGAATCCAAGAGAAGTCAAACTCATTAATCATTTGGTCAAACTCAATACCACTATCTAGTATCCATCTGTAAATCTCTTCATTGCACTTCTTACCATCTTTCCAAAACTGAATATCAAGCGCCTCACCTTTACAATGTTGGCTTTTACGGCTACCGCCAATAGCACGATTGATTGACGAGTTACGAAAACCACTACTAATCCTGATAGGACCAAGAGCGTCACGAAGAGGCTGTAAAAGAATATCAACAATACGTTGTAAGTTTTCCAAATGTTTTTCGGTTGGCTCATTCTCTATACCTAATCTCTTTGCTGCGTTACTATTAGTTATCTCAGATAGTAAAAAGTTTTTGCTTAATCTCATTTTTCTTTAATTTGGTTAGAAGCTAAAAGTAGCTCTATATGCTGAAGCTTTGTAGCTATGTCAGCTAAAAGAACCTTTAACTCCGTGTCGCTCTGCTCTAAATGATATACCTTACTCTTCAGCTTAGTAACCTCATTATTTAAGTTGACCCACAATCCGAATGCCGAAGCAAGCACCACCATAGTTGCGAGTAATAAATGTATCATGTTTATAGTTAATTCCATTGCGTTATTTTTTTGCAAACTTCTCTGCTCCCGATATTCCAAACGACCCAAGTACAACCCAAACAAATGAGTCGTATATAAATTTATTTACAACGAGTTCTATACCTAGCCATCCTGTAGCTATGTCAGCTACCATAATTAAGCACATGACCGCAAAAGCCATGAAGCCTACTATAGCTTTCTCGTTCCAATTATTATCGTCTCTAAATATTTCCACGTCTAGTTAATTGATTCTTGATTCTCTTTAATTAATTCCATAGCTTCCTTGTTTGTCATAAGGCAGTTACTAGGATAATCTAAGGTATCACCTAAAGCTAATAGAGCTGAAACTTCACCACCCAACCACGAACAATCAAGTTCTAGGATGAAATGTTTAGAATCATCTATATTAAGCTCTATAACGCCTCCGAATTTAATTCTGTTGTCTACACCTACATCACTAAAGGTAGTGTCTAAGACTTCAGTTAAAACCCCTTCATCGTCATATACTTTACGAGAGTACTTACCTTCCAACTCAACAGGTATCAATCCGTTGTACGTTACCTCGTTTAGGCATATAAATATATTCCCTTGCATAGTTATTGTTTTACACCTAAGAACGAATGCTTAGGGTTTGATGTTACTATTGCAGAATCTGCCCAACCTTCCGGGTGTTCTGATAAACCATTCCAAAGAACATCTACCGCATGCATTGTAGACATCACGACATCGGTAAGTTCCTCACCTTCATCGTCGTAAGTAGCCTCAGCCATAACCAAGTTACCTAGATGGACTACTGCATGTTTGTGAGTTGGGTGGTCGTTACCCTCTTCATCCGTTGCAACACCTAAAGCTACAATTTTTTCTAATGCCTCTTCTTTACTTTCAAACTCGTACTTTCCTACCATGTTATAGTGTTGTTAATGTTATTAATTCTGCGTCTGTTAATGCTTTTTTATATACTCTTAAGTCTTTTAATCTACCTTCAAAGGCTTTATTGCCGTCATAGTTTGAAAATTCAAGTGTATTTATACCTGACAAAATAGACGTAGATGTATCGGTATCAACTTCAATACCGTTTATCCACAAAGCAGCGTCACCCTCTTTGAATTTTACAGCTATCTTTAAAGAATCTGTTTGATTGTAGCTTGAGGATACTAAATTCCCATTAGAACCGGTAAAACCTTTGATGGTGCTAGCTAATATGTCCCACTCGATACTGACTCTGTTTGTTATCGTACCGTCAGATAGTGTTATGCGGCAATCCGCTCCATTTACAAGCGTAGATGCTTCCACATACAAAACACCCTCGTTGCTATTAAAGTCTGTAACAACTCCTCCGTTATCACACACCTCCGC